AGAGCACCTATTAACATCGGACGTTAATCTACGTTCTAACTTTAAAAATAAAAAAAGCAACTACAACTTAAGAGTTAACATCATCAGCTCTAAAGACTTTGAGAAGTTTATCAATCCTGATAACTTAGATTTAGAATCTTTGCCTGCTTCTTTCCAACACATAGGAATAGAGAACAGTAAGATTAACTTGTTGTTAGGAGAATATGCTAAAAGAAAGAAAGACTTTAGAGCATACATATCATCTAACGATTCAGAAAGTATATCTCGTAAAGAACAAACTTTAACTGACACTATAAAAGCAGAACTAGATAACATCATACAAACTACTTCTATTAGTGATGAAGAGATACAAAAAAGATTACAACAACTAGAAAAATATAAAACTTACCAATTCCAAGATATTGCAGAGATTACTGCTAACAAAATTCTAAAGAAAGAATACAAAGAAGGAGATTTTGACTTTACTTTCCTAAGAACTTTTGAAGACTTACTTACAGCAGGAGAAGAAATAATGTATTGTGGAGTATTAGGAGGTAACCCTGTAATGAGACGAGTTAATCCTATGAACTTATACACAATGAGCGGTAACTCAATGTATATCGAAGATGCCGACATTATTGTAGAATATGGTTATAGGTCAATAGGACAAATAATAGATGATTACTGGGACGTACTACGACCCGAAGATATTGACTTCTTAGAAAGAGGAAAAGTAGATGCATCACTAGGCTCAGGTGGTGGTATAGGATTAAACAGAGATATTTCTGTATACGATTACTACGGAGAACAAGGTGCTCTTAATATCTTTCATCCTAACGAAATGGGAGTACGTACATTTGCAGGTGCTTTTGATACTTACGGTAACGTACGTGTGTTAAAAGTATGTTGGAGATCGAGACGCAAGATAGGAGAGCTTACTTACTTTGATGAAGACGGTAACGAACAAAAAGACTATGTTCCTGAAGACTATAAAGTTAACAAAACATTAGGAGAATCTTTAAAATGGATATGGGTTAATGAGTGGATGGAAGGTACTAAGATAGCTGACCATGTATATACAGTAATGAGACCTGTACCTTATGCTTCTAAATCCTTGGTTAACAAATCAAAAGGTACTCCACCTTATGTAGGTAGCGTAAACTCAACAAATGATTACAAGGTTCAATCCTTAATGGATGTGATGAAACCGTTAGCTTATTCTTATGACATCGCTTATTACAAACGTGAATTAGCTATTGCTACCTACAAAGGTTCTTTTACAGCACTTAACAGTTCTTTAGTGCCATCAGGTTGGGACCCTAAAGAATGGATGAGATATGTAACTATCAACAAGTTTGGCTGGTTAGACCCTACTAATGAAATACTTAAAGGACCTTCTCAAGGTAAATCAGCGGGAGCTTTCAATACACTCACAGCTCAACAAATACAAGTAGGTGACCCTAATGAAATAGGAATGTATACTAACTTAATGTTAGATATAGAAAACACTCTAGGTAAAATAGCAGGTGTTACAGGTGCTAGAGAAGGGCAAATACAAAACAGAGAGGCCGTTAATAATGTAGAACGTGAGGTAGCACAAACTTCTCACATTACAGAAAAATGGTTTGCAATAGATAACAACTTCCGCAAAAGAGTATTAACTAAGTTCTTAGAGTGTTGTAAATATGCTTATAAAACTAATCCTAAAAAAGGACAATACTTATTAGATGATATGGGGCAACAACTTATAACTCACTTCGACGAGTTTTGTGCTACGGAGTATGATTTACACTTGTCTAATTCTTCTAATGACCAACAGTTGTTTAACGACCTTAAAGCATTATCTCAAGCAGCTATTCAAAACGGACAAGCTACTATATCAGATTTGATTGCTATTAGTCAATCTGAATCTGTACAAGATGTTGCAAGAAAATTAGAAGACTCTGCTAGAAAAATTAGAGAAGAAAATCAGAAAATACAACAGCAACAATTAGCTCAACAAGACGAAGCTAATAAATTAATGATGCAAGACAAGCAAGCTCAACGAGAGTGGGAGATTAAAAAACACGATGACGATATTGCAGTAGAAAGAGAAAGAATAGAATCTAATATACTTATTGCAGGTATAAAAGAGGAAAACAACAACTACAGAAACAGCACTAATATGGTAGACACTGATAACAATGGTGTAGGAGATTTATTAGACTTACGTCGTACTGAAGTTGATGAGAATTTTAAACAAGAACAGATTAACTTAAAGCAACAACAGTTAGAAGAAACAGTTAGAGCTAATAAAGCTAAAGAGGAACTACAGAAAAAATCTATTGCTGCTCAAGCTAACAGAGCTAATGGAGCAAAATAGAGCTATAGAACTATAAGAGTTTTATAACAATTAATATACCCTATGTATAAAAATAATTTTAATATTGTAACCAATTAAGACAGCAAATATGAGTACAGAGAACGAAGAGTTATTTGAAGGACTTCAAATAATGACTCCCTCAGAATTAAATTCAGCAGTAGCTGAATCTAATAAAGAAGAAACTGGAGAAGAAGAAATTGAAGTAGATAACCTACAGGAAGTAATAACTCCTGTAGAGAAAACTACTAAACAAAGTAACACTGAATCCTCAGTAGATACTGCTAATAAAACAGAAGCAGTCTACAAAGGATTAATGAAAGAACTTGTTAACGCAGGTATTTTAACAGCAGAAGATGTTGAAAAACTAGATGAGTTGCCTGGTACTTTAGATTCGATTAAATCGTTAGTCGATAAAACAGTAAAAACTAATTTTAAAAAGGCAGAAGAGAATTGGAAAAAAAGTATGCCAAGTGTTAAGAAACGATTTTTAGAAATCGAAGATGCATTTGACGAAACTGACCAAGCTATCTTAATGGCCCAAAGATTAGAGTTCTTTGATAGTATTGATAATGATGCTTTAGAAAAAGATGTAACCTTGCAAAAACAAGTTTACTTTGACTTATTAAAGTCTAAAAACTTTTCTGACCAAGATGCAATGGAGGCAATAGAAGATGCAGAATCTGTAGGTAAGCTAGCAGATAAAGCTCTAAAAGCTATTCCTGAATTAAAAAACCAAGCTCAAGGTTATGTAAAAGAAGCTAAGGCTTTTAAAGAAGAAAGAACTAAAGCAGAGATTGAGGCTCAAAACAAAGCGTTTGAGAATTTAATCTCAAACATAGAATCTAGAGATGCTTTTATTGATGGGTTAAGCCTAAATAAAGTAGCAAAGGATAGATTAAAAGGTAATATCTTAAATCCTGTTTTTAAAGATGATGCAGGTCAAGAGTATAATAGTTTAATGTATAAACAAAAAAGAAACCCAGTAGAGTTTGAAATGCTAATCAACTACTACGATACAATTGGGTTATTTAACTTAGATAAGCAAGGTAAGTTTAAACCTGATATTTCTAAATTAAAAAATGTAGCAAAAACAGCTGCGGTAAATGAGTTAGACAAAATCATTTCCTCAGAAGAACAAAGAGGCGTAGGACGTAATACATCAGTAGAAACATCACAGAAAACTGAAGGATTACTAAGTATGCTAGAGAGTGCTTTTACTAAAAAATAATAAATATATACCGTTAACAATTTAAAAAAAACAAAATGGCTCAATTACTTCCATTACAAAGGTATGAAGCGAAAGATTACAATGGTCTGGTAACAGATAACCACTTCTATTCTTTATACCAACAAAAACCACAATTGATTAGTAACGTAATCAAAGAAATCTACAAAACTAATTTACAAGGCAAACTTCGTGAATTTGTTGATAGATTTCCTGTTAAAGAAGTAGAACAAGAAAATGGTTTTTACAACTGGATGCTACAAGGACAACAAGATAAAAACTTGCCTTTAGTAGACGCTGAAACAATCAATGGTCTTACTATTTCTGCTGGAACTTTCCCTGCTAACGTAGGTGCAAACGGAGAGCGTTTCTATTTAATCTTTGATGAACCTTTGTTTGAAGAAACAAACGTACTAAGAGGAGAAGTTGATGATTACCACTTATTAGTTAAAAAAGCTATGGATGCTGGTTCTCGTTACAAAGTAGAAGTTGAATTAGTTACAGACAATCCTAACAAAACTGTTCCTTCTGAGGAATTAGCTGTTGGAACTCGTTGGTCTAAATACTACTCATTAAGTCCTTCTACATTATCTTATCAAGGTGCTAAGCCTTACTTCACATCTCCTTGGAGAATGGAAAACCGTCCGACAACAATGAGAATGGAATATGAAGTAGCAGGTAACACTATTAATAAAGGTAAAAACGAACCATTAGAATTTGGTTTCAATTACAAAGGACAATCTGAGTCTGTGTGGATTAACTACCAAGATTTAGTTGCTCACCACCAGTGTGAAGAAATGTTCGCAAGAATGTTGATGTACGGTAAGAAAAACTGGACTGCTGACCACAAATACTTGAACAAAGATGATAAAACGAAATATGCTATCGAATCAGGTGCAGGTTTCTTTGAGCAAATTGCTCCATCTAACGTTCACTACTACAATACTTATGACCTTGACTGGCATTTAGAAATGTTGTTAGACATGGGTGTTGGTAAATTAGAGCGTGGAAAACGTACTATCCACTTGTTAACAGGTGAGTTTGGTGCTATTGAAATCTCTAAACAAATTAACGCTAAATCAGCAGGTGGTAAGTTTACAGTAATCTCTGACAAATTCTTAACTTCTAATACTAACCCAGGAAACTTAGGTGGAAAAAACACTAAAGGTTTAATGGAGCCACAATGGAATGTTTACGAATGGTACAATGGAGTTACTATTATGGTTGAAATCGTTGATTTCTTCGATGATGATGTATACTTCCCACAACGTCACCCTGACGGTAAAGGTATCGTAGAATCACACAGAATCCTTGCTTTGGATTATGGAGATAATGCAGGTATCTACCGTATTAAACCAAAAGGAGTTCCTGATTACAATTGGGCTTATATCCCAGGTATGAGAGACCCATTCTCTCCAGCAGGAAAAGGTTCACCTAAAATGGTAGCTTCACCAGTTGACGGTTACTCTGTACATTTCCAAAAATGGGGCGGTATGATGATTGAAGACCCAACTAAAGTTGTAGACTTACGCTTAGTAGTTGAAAGATGATAATAATTTAAACGAGTTCTCCTCCCTAAAAAGAGGAGGACTTTTTTAAAACGGAGAATTTAATATAATAATTTAAGACAGCAAAAAATGGAAACAGCAGAAAAACAAAAAACTGTTTACGGTACTTTTCTACAAAATAGATTAGTTTCTGTAAAAGCAGTAGAGTCTTCAGGCAAATGGAGCACGTTATTAGTAAAAGGTCAAGAAAAACAAAAAGACCCTTTTATGTATAACAAAGTAAAACGAAGCTATCAAGTACCACTTAATAGCGAATTAAAAGGAGGAGGAGTAAAAGTTATTTTGGACGACCAAAAGAGAGTCAAAATCCAAAAGTATATGGAATCATTTCCTAACGGAATGACCCAAAAAGAGTTCTTTGAAAAAGAGTTAGGAGTAGACTTAAACCCTACATTAGAAGCAGATAAAAACTTCTGGAGAAGTGATCGTAGAGGTAGAGTAGTTATTACTAAAGAAGGGATGACATTAAACTTGAATCAATCTTTAGATATGTTAAAGTATCTAATACTGATTTCTAATAGAATGCTTATCGCTCCATCTTACGATGAGAGAACCTTAAAAGCTACTTACGAGTTTATGATTGTAGATGAAAGTAAAGTTACATCTCAAAAACTTGAAGAAGCTAACGTAAAATCTCAAGCTTATATTAAGTTTGCTGAAGTTACAAACAGTCGTTCTTCTATCATAGGATTTATTAAATCACTAGGTAGAACTATTCCTGCTACTGCTACTGATGAATGGCTAAAAGGAGAAGTATTAAATGTTGTTGATAACAGCCCTAAATATTTCTTAGAAGTAGTTGACCATCCGCAGTATAACGAGCGTATATTTGTACAAGAAGCTATTGAAGCTGGTGCAATAATTCGTAAAGGAGAAAAAAGATATGTTTTAGATAACGGTGCTGAATTAGGAGATTTAAATGATACTATCAATTATCTTTTAAATCCTGATAACCAAGAATCTAAAATGAGAATAAAAGGAAAAATTGAATTATTAAAACGTAAATAATGACGGCTAACGAAATGGCTAATTTGCTAGATGAGAAAGTAGATAGAGTATCTAGTTTTGGTTCCCCTGGGTACGAAGACTTTGACTACACTTCTGTATTATCTGAAGCACAACAGCTATACGTTAAAAAGTTTTTTGATGAAGTAAACAATAGAAAAGGCAAAGGCTTTGAAGAAATTGAAATAAGAAACCAAGGATTAGCTGCTTTAGTAAAAGACGGCAACAACCTAACGGCTTCTGCTTCTCAAACAGGA